TTAGAAGCAATTTCTTTTAACTTAGTCGCGTTCTTCATAAGTTCTATTGCGTTCTTTTCTAACTGCTCCCTTTTAGCAGATAATTCTTCACTACCTGCACCAGTCTGTTGAAGTTTCGCCATTTGATCTGCAATAGCAATACCTTCATTAATAAGTGCTACTTGAATATCCGTATAACTTTCAAGATCAGAATCATAGTATTGAAACTCTAATTCTTTTTGTGCAATTCTTTCTTGAGAGGCTATGGCTTCTTGTTCTTGTGCTAGATTTTGTTGTCTAACCATTTCCATCTTCTGTTCAAGTTCATCCATGATTTCATGAACAGCACTATAATTACCTGCATCTATTAATTTAACAATAGATTTAGGATCAGCACCATTTTGAATTAAAGGTTGAATACTATTTTTAACTGTATTCAGTTTTTCTTGTTCTCTTGAACTATTACGAACAAAAACTCCAAAATCAGTATTAACATAAGAAGAAGGATCCATGATATTAATCATAGACTTCTCCCCATTAGTTTTTACAAATTGTGATTGAATACCATTAATAAAAGCAAATTTAGATAATTCAATCATACCAGTATATTCTCTTTGTTCAAATTCTTCATACTCAACAAAGAGTTCTTCACTCATAGTATAACTTTGATTAAGAGCATATTCAGATACAGCTTTACCATCAGAAGCAGACATTTGTGCTTTTCTTTGTCTACTAATACCACAAACATCATCATACTCCATCTTAATACTCTGAACTAACTCATAAGATTTAAGTAGATGTTGTGACATACTAAGATCAAGTTCTTTTAATGCTTGAACCATTGCTCCTGCATTAGGACGAGTATCATCAAAGAATAAGAAGCTAAATGCTCTTGTATAATACATTAACTTATCCTCATCCCATCCTTCTTTCTTAGGTATTAATCCTAAAGGAAATAATATAATCTTATCAAGAGATTTGAGTAGACTTTCTTCTGCTCTGTATTTTATAATATTTACACTCTTTTGATAAGATTCACCTTTCTTAACAATAGAAGTAGGTCTTGTGTGTCTTGCAAAATAATTACGACCATTATAAAGTAGTTTAGCTTTATTAGGTCTATTATGTTCTCCACGTTGAATAGGTACAGGACGACCACCAACAAAGAATTGATCATCTATAATATATACTTCCCATACTTCATCAACCCACTCCCATTCAATATCAAATTGTTTATTAGGATCTTTAAAATCCTCATCTACATAAATAATCTCTGGTTCACCAAATATATTAGGTAGAACAATCTTACCAACTTTTGTAGCACTTCTCCATTGAATATGCTCCACATCTATGCCAGCATCATAATTATCTTCTGGATAACGACCAAATAGATTTTTCCATAATTCTCCTTGAGCAGCTCTAACATCAATATCTGATCTACTGTAATAGTAATTATTATTCATTCCATCATCTGTAGAGATAGAATGATTATCCAAAAAGTCTTTTAATTCTTTAGTAAATCCTTCTGCATCCTGGAATCTATCATATATTTCAGAAACAGATAATCTATGTAATGCTTTTACTGCTTCACCATCTTCTATAAAATCGTGGTGTGGTGAACATAAATAAAATAAATTAATAGGACTTATAATCTCATAATAAGTTCTATCTCTAATTACATCTTTATAACTATATACCATTGCATTACATAACCAATCATAGAAACCTTTTCTAAAATTTCTAGGAAGATCATTATAATCAATAATATATTCAATAGCATCCTGACCCATTTTACTTATCTCATCAGGAAGGCTTTTAACTTTTCTAGCTATTGTATCTAAACTATTAACTACCTCTTCTTCTTCTAGAGGAACACCAACAGCTAAACTTTCATTAATAAATCTTTTTTGAAGTTCGTTAGTTAATTGTTTTTTATAGAAATCAGTCTGTACGGATTGATAGTCATAATTCTTAGCGTAAACAATAGGTGGGAAAAATCTCTTATTTTTCTCTCCCATAATTAAATGAACATTAGGAGAGATAATATCGTAGTTACGCATTTTAGCAGGATAACCTAAAAGTTCCTGCTTCTTTGTATTAATAGGATTTGTTACATACAAATAATCAGATTCATCTATTTCTCCATTAGCCAACCTATACATCTTCATCGCTTCTGCTTCATCTATCGCAGGTTGACAAGCATCGCGATAATATTCACCATTTCTTTTAACCCACTCAGGAGTTTTCTCACCTTTAGGGATACGTTGTCTTGGTTTAAGACCGGAATTTACCATATCTTATAAAAAATGTCGTCTATTGAAAAAACCAGATTTACTACTACTTTCAAGTATAGTAGGTGTTGTTTCTTTATATACCAGTTCTTTTTGGTAATACGCCAATATACGCAGTGCAGATATACGGTCAAAGTTACCACCATCAGAACGATATTGTGTTATTTCTTGTAAGGTAGAAGGACAATAGATTGTATGTAAATTTAATCTCTGTACTCCGTTCTCGTCCATACCTCTAGGAGTAATTAACCAATCATTAAGATATTTATTACCCTTATGCATACGAATATTTTCTTTACCACTACCAATATGCATACCAAATTGTCGTCTTACTTTACTCTTAGGAATATCAGCATCAAAAGCTAATTCAAATTCATCAGCTAACCAATCTAACATCTTGAAACGCTTAGCGTAACCAATAACATCACCACGATCATTTTCAAAACCTATCTTAGCATTATAATACCTAGCTAACATAAATAGGTTTCTATTATAATCATCCATAGTTCTAGGTCTACCGAAATAAGTAGCAACGATTCTATCTCCTGGAGGTATAAGATTATTAGGTTGCATATACACATAAGCAGCACCTATTGAAGTACTATCTGTACTTTGGTCAAAAGCATAAGGATCATGAGCAATAATATATAAGTTATCCGGAACCCTACCATTCTTCCTATAAGGAGCATAATATTGAGTGATACAACCAGTTAAATCATCTTCCATCCTATGTGGAAATACATCTACTGGACGAGCATCAGGATTTGGTCTAAATTCTATTTTACCATCTATATTTTGTAATTCTCCATGAACACCCATTTTATAGGCACCTGTAGCAATAACCTTATGATACCATTCCATTGCTTCATTAGCAGGCAGTGGACTATAAGTATTTCTTAGAATAGCTTCTTGTGGACTAAATGGATGTTCAGACTTAACCTGAATAAGCGCATTAGCATCTGGAGATGTAGCAGCTTCTTTTCTTTTCTTCTCAAATTTAGCTTTAGCTATAGCTTCATTACTATTACCAAAATCATCTTTCTCATCTACGTTTCTGTAAGCAGGTGTAAAATAACCACAAAAAGTACCTGCCATACCATCATCCCAAACATTATTAAATGCACGTAGATTATAAGCTTTTGGTGAATAAAACATCTTCTCCATATCACCAAAAGAACTAGCTTTAGTACCACCAGTACCAAATCCTAGTATAGTACCAAACACACTATCTAACTGTTCAACAGATGATCTTCCTACGTTATATACAGTTTCAACACCAGGAAAAGCTCCCATCTCTTCTATTAGTATTACCTTACCACGTTTACCACGATGTTTCTGTAAATTACCATCATTAAAAGTAATACCCATTACCTCACTCATATAACCTCTTTCATTACCATCAATATTTGTAGAGGCTCTATAGTGCATAGAGTTTTGATCTTTCTTAAAATCAGAAGGCTTACCAAATGCAGTTAGGTATCTATCTTCATCAGGATGTATTTTATTAATATGCATCCTACCAATTAGAAACTTAGTAAATAAACCATCTTCAGTCAAGAACTCCTTTGTATGAGCAAGCATGAAACTCTTGCTTTGAGGATATAAGAAAAAATTAGCACCAGCTATACTACTACCTTTAAATGAAGCACCAACACCACGAGGTTTTAACCATAACATATGTTCTCCATTAATCTGTGCTAATTCAAATTCATTAAAGAACTCAAAATCAACATCCCAAAAATCAGGAAAACCAGGCTTATGATCACTTACCTTTTTATTTTTAAATACTTCTCCATATAATGATGC